CCATTAGCTATTTTAAAACTACAAATAGTGCGTCTAACACCTTCATGTGATTGGTCTAATATGCTTGTAAATCCAGTAGGAACTACCGATGTAGGAACTCCAGAGGTATTAGTTGCCCTATCATATAAAACTATTAAATCTCCAGCCACAATGTCACTAGGAGCTGTGATTGTTGCAGCACTACTTGTTGCAGATGAGCGAAATGCAATAGATTGTGCAACAGCAGTTGCAACATTAGCACCTAATAGTTTAAGCACATTCATTATGGCTTACCTACTTCAACGCCGTAGATTGTACTGCCAACTTTCCACAGCAATACCCATGTAAAACCAGTAGTCGCTAGTGTTGGCGCGCTAGCAGTGCCGCCAGCTTTAACCCATGTGACAGCGACTGTCGTCCATGTGATGGTAAATGCGCTGCCGTCATCGATACCGAGCAATACTACTTGACCAGCTTCAAAGTTTGTCGCTGCTGGCGTGCGATTAGCGCCTAGCGTCACGGTTTGAATAGAACCGTTTGCAGGGTCAATCTGAAAGCCAGCGCCGTCAGTGATTGTATGAACGGTGTCCTTTAATTCTTTAAATGTTTGTTGTGCTGTCCAGCTTTGCGCAACGTCTAGTTTAGCTGTGTCAGCGTCATAGGCTTGAACATCAGTTCCAATAGCCAATCCAATACTTGTTCTTAATGTTGCACCGCTTTCAACAACAAAGTTTGTACCGTTGCCGATAATTACGCCATTATCGGTAGGAGTTAAGCCAGCAACGTCTGCAAGTTGTGCATCATAGGCTTGCACGTTAGTTCCTATAACAAGCCCTAATGTAGCTCTTTGTGCTGCCGCATCTACATCGTCAAGCAAAGCTAAACCAGCAGTTGTTGGATTTACAGCCGCATATTCATCTAAGTTAGCAGAGTATGCTTGAACTGTAGTTCCAATAGCAGCAGGTGCTAGATAATCAGTGCCTGCGCTTGCTGCCGATATAGCAGTTCCATCGCCCTTTAACAATCCTGTAACGCTTGTGCTTAATGTGATTGCTGGGGTTGTTGTTTCTGTCGCTACCGTTCCTGCAAAACCATTAGCGGATACTACTGATACGCTTGTTACAGAACCAGCGCCAGCAGATGAAAAACTTAACGTTCCAGAGCCATTTGTAACTAACGTCTGACCATTTGCGCCATCTACTGTTGGCAAGTTAAATGCGGTCAAAAATGATGTTAAATTGCTATCATAAGCCTGCACAGAAACACCAATGTCTGCTGTTTCAAGCATGTTGGCAATAGCGCTTGTTTCAGCCTTGTCATTATTAAGATTAGTAAAGTTAGCATCTGCTTCTGCAAATGTTAGCGCACTACCTTTTCCAGCTCTAGTTACGATTGTTGCCATTGTTTACCTCGCTACTACATTTAAAGCTGTGTTTGGATATTTTTTGCCAAGATCATTTTTCATAATGTTACCAATAGCGCGATCATACATTGATGCCCAAGTTTGAATTCTTGCGTCATTCATTAAATATGGTTCTGCTTCTGCAAGTGACGCATAAAGCAACGCATCAGAAAAGTTTGTGATATACAAGTTTGTTGCCTCTGTGCTTGAGATGTATGTTGGCTTGTAGTAATAAAGCATTTGCAAGGTTAAATCGCCTGCTTGTATTGGCGCAAACTGTAACTGGTCATTAATGATTGTGTAATAGCATGGAATTCCTGATGTATCAGTCCAGCCATTACGGAAAAATAAGTCAGGCGATTGATACTCTAATGTATAAACTGGATTTGCCTGAAAATGAATTTCGCGCATTTCGAGAAAATCACTAGGTAAAGCAACTGTGCCATCTTGACTTGTTGCTGTTGTTGTTGCCACTTTTAGCATTTCACGAACACGCAAGTCGCGAGTCATGCGCTCTTGTGCAAGCTGAATAAACGTAGGAATAATGCTAGTCAAGTCATCTCTCGCGAGATAACTTTCTATTGTTGATACTAATTCTGTGTAATTAGCTAATGCCATAATCTATCCTTAATTGTTCACTCAGCCTTTGCCAGCATTGTTGCATTTCGTTTGCTTTCCACTCTGCGCCAGCAAGCGCTTTTAACCAGGCTGTGCGGTCAAATTCTTTTAAATTTTCAATATCTTCTATTTTGTTAGATATTGGTATAGCTGGACTATACTGTGATGTAATAACAGGAACGCCAGCAATAGCAGATTCAACGTCAGCGACACTACCAAAACTAACAGTAACATGAGCCAATCCCAAATATTCTCCAAGCTTTCCCTCATTCTTTTTCTTTACTATTATTGGTCTGTCGGTATATTTCTTAACTTCTTTTATTGTTTCATTAACCCAGTTTTCTGCTTTATATATATAAGCTATTTTTTCAGCAGGTGGGATAATTAAAACGTGCCGACCTTTTTTCCATTCTTTAACTTTTGGTATAGGCTTATTTGTTTCTCGCCAATCTGTATTGTGATAATTGCCTACGCAAAAGCGAGCAACAGATAAACCAAAATCTCTGTTAAAGTAACCGTGATCAATAAGAATATAAGGATGTCCGCGTTTTCGGCAATCCACTTGTATATTATCCGCACCATGTAAATTCCCTACAATTACAGGAATAGATTTACCATCCCATTTGTTTGTTAAAGTGCCCTTGCAAGCCTCTGCAAAGCGCTTTAAGCACTTATCTCTACGCTCAACACCTGATAGTATTAATTGCATCTAAAACTCGCTCTACGCTTATGCTTTTGGCTATTTTTATGCAATGTGGGCAAACTCCGCTATATGTTCCGCAAGGTTTACCGCCATCGTGTATGTTTATGTGATTATCGTAGCCAAGATGCTTTGGACTTGTGAATCCAGTCCATATAACTACTGATGGGATATTTAAAGCTGCTGCCGCATGATGTAAGCCGCCATCTGTGCCTACAAACGCTTTAGCTTGGCTTAGTATTAGCATCGCTTCACGAAAGTTTCTAGTTCTGATTTGCTTTGTGACTGGATTGCTATGATTGCCTAATTGCACAAATTTATAGTCATGCTTGATTAGGTCGCTCCAGTAATGCCATGCTTTGTTTACTGTGTGCTTGTACTGACTTTTTACTGTTGGTTCTATGACAATGAAATCATGCTTTGGTGCATTTTTTCTTGCCCAGTTAATCTCTTTTTCAGTAAAGTATATTTTAGCAGGGATTGGCTTATAATTGTTAAATATAATCCTGCCATTTTTAGTTTCTTTTATATATGGTCTTTTGCCAGTGTAATTAGGAAGCCATATCCCATCTTCGCTGACTTCTTTGCACACAAATGGATTATTGGCAAATATTTCTTTTTCGTGATATAGCGTTCTGCCATCACCAATTTTTACTTTTTTGCCTGTTTGTTTGTGAAGCTCGTAAGCCTCACCGCAAGCCATTAAACTGTCACCCCAACCCATTACAATACATTCTTAACAACGTAGTTAATCGTTTCTTCCCATGTGCGTTCGTCTTGGTGGATTAGTCGCATTGACTTATACCATAGCATTGATGGGTAAGCGTAACGCCATTGATGGCACTTAGGCACTAAGCATATTGTTTTTACGCCCATAGCAGCCGCACAATGCAAAGCTGTAGTGTTTACGCCTACAACTACGTCTAATTCAGCAATAAGTGCAGCAGTATCATCGTAGTCATTAGACTGAGTAGCCCATGTAAAATAATGCACACCCGCAATTTTATCTTCAACTTTGTAATCCAAACACACAAATTCGTAATCAAGCCCAAACAATGCCGATAAGTCTTCATGTGTTAGCTTTCTGCCTTTTTCGTTCGTTAATTTACTGCCACCATGAGTTGTAAAGCCTAATACTTTCTTACCCCATGAGTCAAACAATGAGCGCCACATCAATCTGCGCTCTGGATCGGCAACAATATATGTTTGTTTAGGAAAATCCTTGTCTTTTTGTCTAAAAAACTCTGGCAATCCACCGATAGCGCATCTTGCGTTTATCTCTGCATCAATAACCCAGTCAGGTGCTTGTTCTCTGCGTGTTCCATGCACTTCTGCATCAGGAAAACTACGCTTAAACAATCCTTCTAGCTTTGGGTCGCAGTCAATAATGACTTTATTGCTAACTTTTATGGCATCAGGCACGCAACTTGAATAAAATATCTCATCACCTAAACCTTGTTCACCATAAATTACTAAATTCTTGCCGTGACTACCATCCCATCGCGGTTCATTGCTATAAGTCCACTCTTTGCGGAACTTACAGCCTAGCGATTTGCCCCAATATTCCCAGCCTTCTTTCCATTTACCTTTAGCTAAGTAGGCATGAGATAGGTTAAGTTTTGCGGTCAGTTCGTTGGGATTGCACTCTAGCGCCATCAATGCCGCTTTTTCTGCATCATCCCATTTAGATAACTGTACCAATGTTGCACTTGCGTTACTGTAAGCCAAAGCGTAATCAGGATTAATCTCTGCCGCTTTTAAAAAGCTATTAAGCGCTTCTTGATACATTCCTAATTCATGAGCGCATCTGCCAAAAGTAACCCATATTGCATGATTGCCTGGCGCTTCTTGTAATGCTCTGCGGACTAACTGGTAAGCAAATGCTTCCTTGCCAGTTAATAACCAGATATAGCCTAAAAAGTGCAATGTTGCCGCATCGTTAGGATAATGTTCTAACACGCTATATATAACTGGAAGTGCGTTTTCGTAATCTTGTGTTTCTATTAATTCGTGAATAGCAACTTGACATTGCTTTAATTCATCATTATTCATGGCGCGCAGTCGTAACTTTCAAAAACGGATAATTAGTATTAATCTCTCGCATTATCTCTTTAGTCTGATGTGGGTTATATATATCTAAGCCCTTTTTTTTCAGTTCTAATTCGTATAATGGTGGAATTGTAGCATAGTGTGCAAAACTTTCCTTAACACCTTTTTTCCACGCTTCTGGATTATTACGTTTCTGTTTTAACTGCTCCATCAAGAATGATAAATCTTGACTGCTTGTAAGTCTAATTTCCTCTGTAACAGGGTCATAGTCAAAATGCTGTGACACGCCTGTTAATGGGTCATAATCAAATAAAATACTCATTCCATCTCCATTAGCAGGGAGAGCCTAAGCCCTCCCTTATCTAACTACTAAGCGCCTACTGAAGCCACTTTTGCGTGAGCATCAGGGTTAGAAACTACAAGGCAATACTCAGTAACGATTTGGTAATTGGTAGAGTCACCAATTTTAGCCAATTCTTCTTTTTGCATTGGGCGTAATGTTGCCAAACCAACATAACCAGGATCAACGCACAATACAGCTTCATCACGCATATAGCGGTTCAGTTTAACTGTGTGGTTGCCGAAATCTGATACATACATATCAGCAGCGCCGATAATGGTAGCTTGGTTAGCGCCTTTGATTTCATTGTACTTGGTAGCGATACCAGCAAATGTTGCAAAGCGCTGTTTGTTTTTAGCAGACATCATGATTAATGAAGGTTCGCCGCCATCTTCCCATGCACGTTGCAATGCTGTTTGCAAATCGGCTTCAATAAATGTTACTTGAGTGCCGTCTGTTGGAGCTGCAACAGTACCGCCTGAGAAGCCTGGAGTTGTACCAGTTGTGTTGCCTGTACCTTCTACTGAGTTACCGCTAATCCATGATTCAATACCAGCAGATGAACGTGCAGAGCCTACGCCACCAGCAGATGATGCTTGGTTACGCACGATAGCATATTCCATGTCACGTTTCAGTTCTTTACCAGCTTTCATCAACTGATAAGCAATTTCTGATTTACGACCATATTTTTTAACTACGTCATAAGTACCAGATACACGAACCAATTTTTTAGAGATTTGTGTGTAGTTACCCAACACAGTTGTTGGAGCTAATGTGCCATAAGTTGCATCATCACCTTCAAGTGCGCGGTTGCCAGCAGCGGCAGCCAATGAGTCTGTTTGCCATTGATGGTAAGTTTGGCCTGCAGTCATGCGTTTGCAAGCTGAAAGTAATGGTGTATCTTCTGGAGAAATATCAAAGATAATATCTTCGAATGATTCGGCAATACCTTTGCCGTTATAGGTGTTAGTTAATGCTACTGCCATGATAAATTCCTT